TTGTCCGACCTTACCAACGATATCCAAGGAGCAATCCGACGCCTTGGGCCTGTGCGAGCCATCTACTTCGTCGAGGGTGATACAGGGAACCAGCTTCCTCCTGACATGGAGCCAGAGTCCTCATCTGACGAAGGAGATAATCAGGGATCATCTCCTGTCCATCGCAAGCGTAAACTCCCTCGCAATTGGGAAGGAGAACCATGCGGACGGGGGCGTTCACTTTCACGCGATGGTAGTCTTCTCGAAGAAGATTCGGATGAGCCCGAAGTCATTTGCGATTCTGAATCGGACTGCGGATCTGAAGATTCCGAACCGGAAGACCGGGAGCATTGCGCAGAGTGTGGTGAATATGTGGAATTATGCCATCAAGGAGGACCCTCATCCGCTCCTGATGGGCGATCCTCCCCGGGGTCCGAAACGGTCAAGAGACGACGCGAGGAACGAGGTGTTCGCCCAAGCGTTCAACCTCGCTACCACGGAGTCCGTGGAGTCGGCTATGAAGCATTTGTGCTCGGAGAGCCCATTCGACCTTCTGACCCGTTACGACACAATCGAGCGAGGATTGACGATTCATCGGGCCCGGGTGATGAGACAGAAGACTCCTGTGAGACCCCTCTCAGACTTCCCCCAAGCCCCCTTAGTGCCCGACGGCTGGAAGAATCTGTTCCTGAACGGACCGACGGGACTGGGGAAGACGCAGTTCGCGAAAGCACTTCTTCCAGAAGCGACGATCGTGTCTCATACGGATCAACTCCGGACAGTTGATTTTAGTAAAGGCATCATCTTCGATGACTTCGCGATCTCGCATTGGCCTGCGGCAGCAGCTATTCATCTTCTGGATTGGGATGAACCTCGTGGGATCAACGTGAAGCACGGTCACGTTGTTATCCCACCTCACACTAAGAAGATTTTTACTTTTAACGACAACTTCAATTCTTGGTGTCCCAAAGAGTCCAGTGATGATCAACGTGCAGCCATGCGTCGTCGTATCGATGTGATCGATCTTTATAATAAACTTTTTTAATCATTATTTATATTTAATCGGTGTAGCGGAGACGGGCGATAGCATCGACGGCACACTGACTCGCCCCCGCAGAGTTGTTGTAGGCACGGAAGTAGAGGTAGAGAGCACCAGTGCTGACGTCCGCGATGGTCATCGGTGCGGACTGGCCAGAGTAAACACTCTCCAGAGAAGGCAGCTTCACATACTCATCCACCTCCTGAAGATGCTGCGTGTTGAGCGTAGTGCCCGTTGGGCCGACCACGCCAACATTCATTGGAATGGTCTTATCCTTGATTACCCGGAACCGGTCCATGTTGTCATACCGCGGCGGACACGTGATGTCAGGACAGGACTCCGTCCCGTCCTGAGCTGTGATTCCGAAGATTTGGTCAAATGACGGAATGGCAGCGCCGGAAGGCTGCTTATCCCACACGATCACCATCCGGATAAAGTTCGACAGCATGATCCCGGTCGTAACCTGAGCTGTAGCAGTGTGGGACAGGATGCCCTTCACCCGCACACTGGTGAGGTGAGACTTCCGTCCGACTCGATTCCACGATCCAGTGCCCTGCTGGACGAGGTTCAACACAAATGCGTTCGCATTCGTGTTCGTAGTCGTCACAAGGCTTCCCGAACTGATGCTCACATCAGTATCGACACCCTTCTTCTCAGACACAGCCGCGCGAACGGCCGCCGCCGTAGTGGCAGCAGCCCGCGTGCGCGGCACAACCATCCAACGTCCCGTACGGACATCATACTTTTGATCGGCGGCTGCCTTCTTGGCGGTTCCGCCCGAGCTTGTTGACTTACGCTTCATCCCCCCTTGTAGTTTTGTTAATAATCTGATTTATTTTCCAAAAATATTCTTTTGATTTTTTTCGGCACAATGTAAATAGGCCGAAAAAAATTTGGACAGCAATGCTGTCTGCTGTCTATAGAATAGGAAAGTTTTAGTAAAAATTCTGGACAGCAAAAGCTTTTTTGACCCACTGCGCTAGCAGTGAGTAGTGTGATGATGAAAGAGAGGCATTATGACTGGCTCGGGCAGGCGTCCGCTGCGCTCCCTTGGCCCTCACTGAGATGAAAAATTATGGAGAAAAGAGGGGGGTGTAGTTGCTTTCGGCACTTGCCTCAGTCATAGATTAGCATAGGATGAGTTCTTATAAATCCATAAGTTACTGGCTTTATGGCGGTGAGTAGTGTGATGATGAAAGAGAGGTCTGACCCATATGAAAGCGCAGCCAGAAGGTTCCCTATCTGATTGTATCTCGTAGGGAACCCGATTTTTACTTCCTTGAAGTAAAAAAACACGAATTATTTTAGACATAGGTCGATTTTTTGAAACTTTTTTGTTGTCACATAAATTTTATTTTTCGTGCCTATCATTTTGAGTGACGCCAAACTGGGAGCTGTGTCTTTACACTCAAAATGATAGGTGGTATTTTTTTTTTTTTTTTTTTTTTTTTTTTTTTAGTTTTAGTTTTTATTTAGTTTTATTATAATTTTTCAGACTGGGGGACCTTTTTGGGCTACTCGGTGATTCATTAGACTTTGATTATCCTTTCGAATGCGCGCAAGAGTTGGGTGGGTCCTTACCATCCGTAGAACTAACTCAATCTTTGGAACACGATTCCACGGAAACAACGACTTCGTCGTTGTCGACCTCGCAGGCTTGTCCGACCTTACCAACGATATCCAAGGAGCAATCCGACGCCTTGGGCCTGTGCGAGCCATCTACTTCGTCGAGGGTGATACAGGGAACCAGCTTCCTCCTGACATGGAGCCAGAGTCCT